AAGATCTATTGTTAATAAAGTAATACAGCATTACAAGGAAGATTATACAATAGTTCATATTAAGAGAGAAGATCAAAACAAATATCCTGATACTTTACATGCGTTAGATGGGTTTAGGAGTATAGCTATTTTACTACAATTATCTAAAAAACGTTTATTAATAGATTCATTTAGCCAGCACCTAGCAGCAGCTATGGGAGTAAAATCCACTGTATGTTGGTCCACTACAAATCCTAAAGTATTTGGGTATGAACTACACGATAACGTTTTAGCTAACCCTTTTACAAAAACTCCACAGCTACAAAATTCAGTATACCAACCCTTTCATCTATCTCAGGACATATCATCTATTCCTTATAATAGCACAAGTGAGGTATTTGATATAAATAAAATTATACAATCAATTGATAAACAATAATAAAATATAACTATGATATACTGGTTCACAGGACAGCCATCACATGGTAAGACCATTTTGGCAGATTTATTAAAAGAAACTCTACTCCCTAATGCATATAGAGTAGATGGAGATGATTTAAGAGATTTATTTACTAATAAAGACTTTTCTATTAAAGGAAGAGTTATGAATGTTGATGCAGCTCAAAAAATATCACACTACTTACACAACCAAGGACATGATGTTATAGTATCTTTAGTATCTCCATACATTGACCAAAGAGAAGAATTTAAACAACTAATAGGAAATAATCTTAAAGAAATCTATATTCATACATCAGAGATTAGAGAGAGAGATAATTTTGCAGTAAAAGGATATCAACCACCTTTAGAGAATTTTATAGATATTGATACAACACAGGATACTCCTGAACAGTCTTTGCAAAAAATAATAAATCAAATAACATGAAAAAAAATAATACATACTTTGTAGACATAGATGGAACCATTTTTGTATACCGTAAATTTGAAACATATAAAACTAGTAAGGTACAAGTAATTGATTCTACAAAACAATATCTTCAAGAAAAACATGAACAAGGACATTGTATTGTTTTAACAACAGCACGACCTGAGTATTTAAGAGAACATACCATACAGGAATTAGAGGAAAATAATATACCTTTTGATCAAATAATAATGGGTATTGAAAGGGGTCCTAGATATTTACTTAATGATATGGATCCAAAAGAACCAGGAGAAAGAGCAATAGCAATTAACTTAGAAAGAGATAAAGGGATATGAAAAAGTATTTAGCACAAGCAGCATTTCAATCATCATATAGTGATGTGAAGTATTCAATGTATATAGGACGTTGGCAACCATGGCACTCAGGTCATAGATGGTTAATAGATCAAAGATTAGAGGAAGGTAAGAATGTTTTAATTTGTATTAGAGATATTGAACCTGATGAAAAAAATCCTTGGACAGCCCAAGAAGTAGTTTTAAACTTAAATGAAGAATTAAAAGATTTAATACAAGAAGGAAAAGTAAAAGTTATTATAATACCTGATATAGAATCTGTTAATATAGGAAGAGGAATAGGATATGATATAATAGAACATATTCCACCAGATGAGATAAGAGAAGTATCTGCTACTAAAATTAGAAATAAAATGAAAGAAGATGGTAAGTTATAAGAGACATTTAGTTAAAACTATTACTTATAGGATATTAGGAACACTAACAACTGTAATAGGTGCATATATTATTGGAGGTTCTTTAAAAATTGCTTCTTTATTAGGATTAGGAGAATTAATACTAAAACCAATAATATACTTTCTACATGAAAGAGTGTGGTATAGGTATATTAAATTTGGATTAGAAAATAAAAATAAACACTAAAATAAAAATCATGGAAAACAAAAAGTTAACACAAGAAGAGTTACAACAAATTAAAGACGTTCAAGCAAAAAGTCAAGCAGTAACTTCTGAACTAGGACAAATTGAGTTATTAAAACTTCAATTAAAAACCAGAAGAAAAAACGCAGAAGACTTTTTAGAAGAATTATCAAAAGAGGAAAAAGCATTAGCTGAATCATTAGAAGCAGCTTATGGAAAAGGATCTATCGATCTAGAAAAAGGAGAATTTATTGCTTATGTAGAACAAGCAGAAGTAGTAGAATAATTGCTAGTAAAAGTAAAAAAGATAGAAGGAGGGTTTCGACTCTCCTTTCCTATTTATTATAGAATATAAAACCTAGCACTATAGGATGGTTTACCAAAACCACATGATATTTATAATAAATTAAAAACAAATTTACAAAACATGGCAGAATCAATCATCTCTCCAGGAGTATATACAAGAGAAAACGACATCTCTTATATCACACCAGCACCAATTCAGGCAGGAGCAGCATTTGTTGGACCAACAGTTAAAGGGCCGGACAACCAGCCTCTTATCGTTACATCATATAGTGACTACGTAAGAAAGTTTGGTGAAACCTTTTTATCAGCTTCAAACAAAAATTATGAATTTCTTACTTCTGTAGCAGTTAAGAACTACTTTCAGAATGGTGGACAAACAGCTATAGTAACTAGAATTGTATCTGGAGCCTATACAACAGCTACTAGTACAAACATTCAAAGTGGAATTTTAGCAACTACAGCTTCTCTAGTAATTTCTAGTGCAAGTCTAGCACCATTTATCACACCATCAGGATCTTTCTCTATAAACGGAGTTACCCTTATAGTATCAGGAAGTCCAACACAAGTAGGAACAGGAGCATTAATTAATAGTGCAAATATATTGTACATAGCAACAGGTTCAGTACCTGCTACAACAGTTACAAATATTGTTGACTCAATTAACAATAGCGGTTCAAACGCATTCTACAGCACTAACTTATCAAATATATCAGCAAGCGCTAATAGTACTACAGGAGTAAATTTATTTACACGTACATCTCAAACAGGATCAAACGTACTATCATCAGTATTAAATGCATTTACATACGTATCTGGAAGTACTACAACAAACTTTAGTGGAGCAACAAATAGTGTAGTATTCCAAATAAAAACTTTAGGAGAGGGAGTTCTTTACAACAACTCAACATCAGCAACAGATACAGGAGCTTCAAACTCAGACGGATCTTTAGTATCTGGATCTGGAGATAACGTAAGATGGGAAGTTGCAAACGTAAACAATGCATTAGGAACATTCTCTTTAATTGTAAGACAAGGAGACGATAACACAAATAACAAAACTATTCTTGAAACATTCAATGTAAACCTTGATCCAAATTCAGATAATTATATTGAGAAAGTAATCGGTAACCAGTTTATTACAGTAGGGACAGATGGTTCAACATCATATAACTACCCAGTAGGTGAATATCCAAATGCTTCAAACTACGTTAGAGTATCTGCAGTTAATTTACCAACCAACTATTACCTATCAAACGACGGAATAACAATTAACAAAGACACAAACAACTTATCTTACTCAGCTTCTCTACCACAAGCACTTTCGGGATCTTTTTCTGGAGCACAAGGAGCAGTTAAAGCAGGGGCTAACTTCTTTGGAGATATTACAAATACATCCACAGATGCACAAGGATTAGTAGCAGCAAATTATAATGTAGCTTTATCGCTTCTTGCAAATAAAGATGAATACCAATTCAATATAGTATCAGCACCAGGTTTAATATACAAAAATAGCAACTTTACTTCTACAGTAAACTCTTTTATTGCATTAGCAGAAAATAGAGGAGATTGTATTGCAGTAATAGACTTAGTAGGATACGGAGATGTAGTAACAAACGTAACAGGTCAAGCAGCTTCATTAAATAGTTCATACGCAGCAACTTACTGGCCTTGGTTACAAATCAAATCAGCTACAGGTAGAAACGAATGGACTCCAGCAGGAACAGTTATACCAGGAGTATATGCATTTACAGATGCAGCTTCAGCACCATGGTTTGCACCAGCAGGACTTGTAAGAGGTGGAATTGGAGGAGTAATTCAAGCAGAAAGAAAATTAACTAAAGGCGATAGAGATACTCTTTATTCAGCAAAAGTTAATCCAATCGCTACATTCCCAGGTTCAGGTATCTCAGTATTTGGACAAAAAACTCTACAAACTAAAGCATCTGCATTAGACAGAGTAAATGTAAGAAGATTATTAATCGAACTTAAAAAATTCATTGGTGACCAAGCTCGTAATTTAGTATTCGAACAAAATACTATAGCAACTAGAAACAAGTTCTTAGCAACGGTAAATCCTTACTTAGAATCAGTAGTGCAACGTCAGGGTCTTTATG